GGAAAGATGAAAGAAGCAGATATGCCAATGTGTTATAAATCTTTGGATGTAGTGGTACAGTGTTCTACTAGTGAAGGTGGATCAATGGCTATTATTGAATCTTTGGCACAGGGAATACCAATTGTGTGTTATGAAAATGTAGGTGTCGCAAACGAATTCGATTGTGGGGTTATTCGGGCTCCACTTAACCGAGAAGATATTTTTGTAAAGCGACTAGAAGACATGTGGAAGAGACAAGATCATGTAGATATGTGGAGGAATCTAACGCAAATGGAAACAATGAGAAATCAAGTGCTTAATTTCACTTGGGAAAACTTTACAAAGGGGCACGATAAGATATGGGAGGAGGTATGCAGATAGATAAATTAAATCCGCCGGAGTGCTTGTATTATGAAGATACAAACTTGAAAAAGGTTGGGGTAGATAATATAAATGAAATACCTACGGACCCAAGGATTGAATATCAAATTTCTAAATTCTTGGTGGTGCAAGAGTCAATTTGCCGAGTGGGATCACAACAAAAAGCGAAATGGCCTGTTAAGCTTTTAGAATGGGCATTGAACAAGATGCCACAACGATGGAAGGCGATAAAAAGTGGGCAAATTGCAGGGGGAATTACTACTATAAACGGCATGTATCCTGTTATTAAATATTTAGTAGAAAAAAGAAATTGGAATTTGAATGACGCTGGAATAATATGCGCTGGGATTTGTGGGAGGTGTAGCAATAAATTACTTCAAGAGGTTGATCCTAGTTTTACTTTATTGCCTATGCGCGTTGATTATTTTGAGGGAGCCAAGGGAACTTGGTGTAAATATTGTAAAATTATAGATCCGGATTACGACAAGAAACATAGAGTTTGGTGTGTTTGCCGAACTTGGAATATGGGTGGAGATGTAGAGAGGGCGTATAGAGAGACTTCATGCTTCAGCTCTCCCGGCTATTGGGATGCAACGAGATGAGAGTTTTTAATCTTTCGCTCGATGATTTTTCGCCGCATCCTAAAGCCGGATTGGATTTTGAGTCTATTGGCTGGTGCGATAAGTTGATTGAAAAATGGCCGGAAATTAAAATTAACTTATTTGTTCCTACGGCTTTTGCGAGGCTCGGTGAGGAGCCGTGTTTTTTGTATAATAACCCTGAGTGGATTAAACGGGTCAAAAAACTTCCGAAAAATTATCGACTAAATCTTCATGGTCATTTTCATCGACGTACAGATGGGAAACATCCGAACTCAAATAATGACGAAATGCAATTTTTGACTAGGAGAGAAGCAGAAATATTGTTCAATGCATCTAAGGGTGTTTTTGGCAAGGCTAAACTATTATATTTTAAGACAATTAGGCCTCCCGGCTGGAAGATTTCGAGAAGTGCTTGTGAAATATTAGCCGAACGGGGTTTTCTTATTGCCGGAAATAGCACATATTATCAAAAATATGAGGGGCAAATACACAATCTCCGCTGGGTTTCTTACAACTGGGATTTGAATAATCCGTGTAATATAAAAAATGAAGATATAATTGCCTACGGACATACTTCGAATTGGACAAGCAACTATATGTGCAAAAAAACATTTGATTATGTTGTGAGTTTATTAGAATCTGATAGTTTTGTTTTTAGATTTTTGGAGGATTTGGCATGAAAATATTGGCAAAATTTATGTATGAATTAATGTATCTTGTACCAATTAGAAAATTAGAGGATTTAATCCAAAGCACTCTTGATGGTAGGGTGAAAATTCCCGATGACATTATGCTTAAAAAGTCGGAAGAGTTGGCAAATCTTTTAATAGGGAGCAAATCATTCAATGATCCTGTTATACTTATGGCGGGCCGGGCATTTAGCCAAACCATGAACACAGTGGAAGGGGAAAGGGTCGAGTCAAAAGAGATAGATGAACATTCGAAACGGATTCGTGAGGGAACAGTCCGGAAGGGTGGGGTGAATTCGCCCCCACAGTCCCAACAGCCATCGCCGGGTGTCGGCGCAACTCGTCCTGCGTTGTCCAAAAAATCATTCGAGGGTGAAAGATTAAACCTAGATCAAATAAAAAAATTATTTCCGACAGAAACTATTCAAGAAGTTGTTGCTGTTCTACAAAATGAAATAGAGTGCGAAATTGAAAAAGAATATCCCGACAAAAAATTATATGATGCTGATGGGGGAGAAGTTTCCATAACGCAGGTGGTAGATAGGCAAGCGGAAATATCTCAAATAGATGATCAAATAAAACAGACGGTAATCGAGCTTAATGCTTTGAGTGAAATAAATCAAAGAAATGCGACAGAAGAAACAAAAACTAAATATATTGCTACGCGCCAGTTGTTTGATACTCTTCAACAAAAGAAGCGAGAGGTGGAGGAGAAATGCAAATAATCGTGTTGGGTACCGGAAGACAAGGTAAAATAATAGCACAAGATTTGATTGAAAGTGGCTATGATGTATTAGTATCTGATGTTTCCAATCCCAACATTAAATACGCAAAGTTTATACAAGTTGATTTATCTAATCCATACAAAAAACTAGATGTAATAAAACAAGCAGATTTGGTTGTTTGTGCGTTGCCGTCCAGATTGGGATATGAAACTATTAAAACCTGTATTATGGCGGAAAAGAATTGTGTTGATTTATCCTATTGTGAGGAAAATGTTTTAGATTTAGATGCCGACGCCAAACAAAAAAGAGTCAAAATATTACCAGATTGTGGCGTTGCACCAGGGCTGAGTAATTTAATAGCAGGCAGAGCAATTCACACACAATCGCCAAAAAAAGTAAGCGTTCAGGTGGGCGGGTTTGCGAAGGACTCAAATGTACCACTCGGATATTCTTTGACTTGGTCTCCCGAGGATTTGTTAGAGGAGTTTTTGCGTCCGGCTCGAATAATAAAAGATGGGCACGTAGAGGAAAGAGAGGTTTTGTCGGGCATAGAGACGTTTGAAGTCGACGGCATAGGCAAATTGGAGGCATTTTACACGGACGGATTGAGAACTATGTTGTCTAACTATGGGTCCGTACAAACATTGGAGGAGAAAACTATACGACGTGCGGGACACATGAGTGAAACAAAGCGTCTTGTTGAAGAAGGTAAATTTATAGAGTTTATACAAAAATGCTCGAATATTGAAGATGTTCTGGTGATGCGAGTGATTGCAGATGGCAAAGAAGAGGTGTTAATAGTTAAACCAGAAGATGGGGTGAGCGCTATGGCTCGTGCTACTGCTTTTTCTTGTTCGGTTTTTGCTCAAATATTGGCTGATGATTTTGTAGATGGCTGGGGTATTATTCCACCAGAAATATTGGCGCAAGATGATGATTGCTACACGCACATATTAGATAAGTTGGCGGTCAAAAATATAATGTTTGGCACAGGCAATTTAACACACTACCCGTTTTTGAGAGCCAATGGATAATTTGATTAGATTTTTATATTGTTTGGTAGTTTGCGATAATTTTGAACGCAATATATGTCAATATGCCAAATATTTAAGTGAAATGGAAAAAAGAACTTTAAGTTTGGCTAAAAGATTTTATATTCGCGACCCCAATAGTGCTCAAAAATTACTTGAATATATTATGAAAAAGGAAGAATGTTTTGTAATAGCAACTCAAAAATATCAAAACATCGAACGAATGATAAATGAACGCGAGGCGAGATGAATAAAAACATGATGGACATTTATAAGTTTTTCATTCATGGGCTTAACGAAAGATATACTCAAAATCTTGACTATCTGCGTAAAACAGGAGTAAATTCTAGATTTGTATTAGGTGTCTCTACCGTTGGCTCAATGTTAATTACGGATGAATTTGTGGGTTTTGTTGAGAAATATGTGGGGAAATAAAATGGACGGTTGGCCCAAGAAAAAAGAGAAGGTTTGGCGAGGACAAGTATTGAGTGAAACACGCTATCATGTTTATACGTGGATGGAGAGAGAACTTCCATCGTTGTCTGGCCGAGTAATAAATATTGGTGCTGGTGGATCTCCTGTACCCAAACAACTATTGGATTTCTCTAAGGTCAAAAAATACACTACGTTCGATAAAAAATGGTACGGAGACTCAAAAAATTTCGTTGATGTTCGTGGCGATGTTCAGGATATGCCGAAAGAATGGACGAACGCTTGGAATGCTGCATTGGCCATTGAGGTTTTTGAGTGCGTTCCCGATATACAAAAGGGAATTAACGAAATACATAGAATATTAAAACCGAGTGGGGTTTTATTGCTTACCTGCCCTTATAATCATTCGTGGTTCGGTTATGGAAGCACCCCCGAATCACGAAAAAAGAAGAATCCAGTTAAAGACTATTGGCGTCCGACACGAGATGGGTGGGAGTTTTTATTAAGAGGTTTTTCTAAAGTTCGTGTCGAGGGGTTCGGCGGAGAGGGTGAGTGGGATAGGTTTTGTTATTGCTGTAAGGCGGTTAAATAATGGATTGTAATATTTCGGTCTTGTATTGCTGGTTTTCTCGTGGGCAATATATAATAACAAAAAAATATTTTGAGTTTTGTTCGGACCGAGGTGTGGAGGAAGAATCGGTTTATGTAAATATGAAAAATGTTGGGCGTGTTGAAGATATTATTACTATATTTACAACAAACGGGCAAATAACAAATGTAAAACGAAATCAGTCACGAAAATATATGCGGGATTGGGATCAATGTTGGCCGGAATATTTATAAAGGAGGTTTGAATGTCAGTAATAGAGTTGAATGATAAAAACTTTGATGAAACGACAGGTTTAGCGGTAATAGATTTTTATGCTGAGTGGTGTGGTCCGTGCAAAATAATTAGCCCGATTTTCCACAAATTATCTGATGAGATCAAAGATGTTAGGTTTGGAGCCGTTAATGTAGATAATGCTCCGAATTTGGCTAAGAAGTTTAATATTCTGTCTATCCCCACATTGGTTTTTCTTAAAGATGGCGAGATTTCTGAGATTGTTGTCGGAGTAATTTCTGCCCAAAAGATCGAAGAAAAGATTGGAGAAATGCGCAATGGATAAAGGCCAATCGATGTGCGTTATTGGATGTGCCGGTTTTATTGGCTCAAACCTATCATACGAGTTGGTTAAACGCGGATATGATGTAACCGGAATAGACAATCTTTCTACTGGATTTTACGAAAATGTGATGAAAAAAAGATTTTACGGATTGTCCGGAAACTTTCACTTTGTTAAAAAGGACATGAATGACAGGGACTTGGCTAAAAAGTTAGACGGAAAAGATACAGTTTTCCTGTTGGCTGCTCTTCCAAGAGTTTCGTTTAGTACGGATCACCCGCTGGAATCAAATTACAACAATATCAATGGCACTCTGAATGTGCTAGAAGCGTCCAAAATGGCTGGCGTTGAAAGAGTTGTTTTTAGTTGCTCCAGTTCAATTTTCGGGGGCGTAGCCGAGTTTCCAACGCCGGAGTCAGCCAGAATGCATCCGAAGAGTAATTATGCCTTACAGAAGGTCGCTGGAGCAGAATATTGCAGGTTGTATGGTGAACTATATGGGTTAGATACTGTGAATCTTTTATACTACAATGTGTTTGGTCCGCTACAACGAGCAGATTCGGCATATTCAACAGTCGTGCCGGCTTTTCTGTGGGCGGCGATGAACAAAGAGAAATGCCGAATTGACGGTACAGGTAATCAAAGCCGTGATCTGTGTTATATAGACAATGTAGTCCAAGCAAATATATTGGCTGCGGAAAGCAAAAAGAAATTCAGCGGAGACATGTTTAATATAGCAAACGGCGAAACACACAGTATAAACGAAATATATGCTGTGTTGGACGGTTTTTTTGGGGGAACTATGCAGAAAGTACGAGCCCCAAAACGTCTTGGAGATCCGTTCAAGTCTCATGCAGATATAAGTAAAGCACGGAAAGTTTTAGGATATAAACCTACCGTGGGTTTTCTGGATGGTTTAGAAAAAACTTTTGAATGGTGGGTTGACGGATGTAAAGTATGAATGTTTTTAAACCATTGGGTTTATATTTGCTTAGGTGTGGATAATATGATTAAACTTTCCGAATATGCTAAAACTCTGGGGTTAAACTATCAAACATGCTACAGTATGTTTAAGAGAGGAGATTTGCCCGTAAAAGCCATCCAAACACAAACTGGCTCAATAATGGTCGAAATGCCAAAAAAAATAGAATGTAGGGTCGTGGATTCTTCGGGCCAAAAATCTTTCTTTATTTCTATTGATGTGGATTTGGATGTTTATAATCTCGCCAAGGAAGATAAAATTGAAATATTGGAATTGGTTCAGTATCTGGCGCGCAAAATAGCACACAAAATACAATATCAAATAGACGAAAATAGTGTAAAATTATTGTAGGAGGTTTTAAATGGATATACGAGACAATTGGAAGTTGGGAATAATAGGGCACGGGTTTTTGGGAAGCAGTCTTTCTCACGCATTCAGTTTGCATGCTCGTCTTTGGATTTATGACAAGTTTAAAATCGGTTTTAATACATTAGAAGACACTGTTAAAAATAGTGAAATTATCTTTTTTTGCCTTCACACCCCGATGTTTAAGGATGGCGGAGAACAAGATTTGGGTGTTTTAGATGGAGCAATTGGCAGTGTGCATGATTTAATTGAAGAAGGCACAAATAAAATTGCCGTGATAAAAAGTACTATTTTGCCGGGAACTAATCGAATGTTTCAGGAGAGATACCCGAAGTTGATTTTTGTCTCTAGCCCGGAATTTTTGACGGCTAGAAGTAACAAAATTGACTTTATATGTGCTGCTCGTCATATATTTGGTGGGAAAAATCAAACCGCCGTAGATAAAATGGTTAAGTTGTTTAAGCATCGTTTTGGCAATTCCGTTCCCATCTATACTACCAGCTGGGAATCGGCAGAGCTAGTAAAATATTCGGCTAATTGTTTCTTTGCAGTTAAAGTAAGTTATTTTAATTTCATTTATGATCTGTGTGAAAAACTTGGTCTCGAATATGATGAAGTAAAGGATATGATTTTGGCAGATGGGAGGATAGGTCGCTCACATGCAGATGTCATATCCGGTGCTGGGGTTTCAGAAAATGGAAAGCGCGGATATGGCGGCGCATGTTTTCCCAAAGATATTAATGCTTTAATAAAATTCGCCGAAGGTTTGGATTTAGACCCAGAATTAATAAAAGCATCGTGGTCTCAAAATCTAAAAAATCGCCCAGAGAAAGATTGGGAGAATTTACCGGGAGTTATTTCGCGCAGAGGAGAAGAAAAATAGTGGATTTTAACACAACGCCTTGGGGTTTTGATATAACTTGGGCCAATAATGATAAATATTCTGGTCGAGTGTTTATTGTGCGTGAAGGTGAAAAATTGCCATACATCTATCATAAAAAGCAGGAAATTACCCTGTTTGTTTTACAAGGAGTCGTGCAATTGGTAGTGGATGGACAAAGCAAAGTTCTTAATGAGGGTGATACTTATCACCTTCCTCCAAAATTAATGCATAGGGTTGTTGCTTTAAAGGGGGATGCGACGATTTTAGAGGCAGGAACTCACCAAGAAGATGATATTGTTTTAGTAGAAAAATAGCACGTCGGAGTTTAAATGAAATATATTGAATTCGGAAAAAAACTATGTCTTGAGAGGGATGCGTTCAGATGTAAGCAGTGTGGATCTACGAAGGATATATTTGTAAAACAGGTGGCCAAAATAGATGGCAGGTTTGGATGGCATTTATCTAATTTGGTTACTTTATGCGAGGTATGTTCCAATAAAGCCGATCGTGTAAATAAAAATAATGATGCTAATAAAGTAGGAGTTATTTTAGCAGGCGGGTCGGGCACACGGCTTTTCCCATTATCAGCCCATACCAATAAGCATTGTTTGAGTTTAGGTGTGGTGCCAATGATATTTTTTCCAGTAAAAACGATGAGAAAATTTGGTGTCAAAAAAGTTATTATAATTTCCAGCAAAAGTGGTGTAGGGGAAATATCTTCTATATTAGGGAGCGGACACGAATGGGGTATGGAGTTTTTATACAGGGTTCAGGATGGTGCGTTTGGAATAGCCAATGCGCTTAATTTGGCTGGAGATTTTGTAAAACCAGAAGATGAGATTTATTGTATACTCGGAGATAATGTTTTCGATAATGACAAACTCGATACGAAGGTTAAGTTGGGGTCTGATGATGCGTGTGTTTATTTAAAAGACGTGTCAAACCCTCAAGATTATGGGGTCGCTAAAATAAAAAAAGGCAAGATTGTAAAGATAGTAGAAAAGCCCAAAAAGTTCGTAGGTAGTTTGGCGGTTGTTGGGCTGTATGTTTATAAGGCCAATGTTTTTGATGTAATTGGAAAGATTAAACCCAGTAATAGAGGGGAATTGGAAATATCGGCAGTGAATGATTTCTTTGCTACGAACGGCACACTTCAACATAAGGTGGTGGGCGGATATTGGAATGATGCGGGAAGCTCAATTCAGAAATATTCAGAGTGTTTTCTATATGGTGCAAAAAAAGCAAATGTTTCGGCGGAAGAAATAGATGAGTTTAAATCAATAGTATTTGATGAAAAGTAGGTAGAATATGACTAAAATCTTATTAACGGGATCGGCTGGCTTCGTTTTTTCTAATATGCTGTTATATTTCCAACAGCATACAAATTATGAGATTATCAGTGTCGATAAATTAACTGACGCGGGTTCTCTTTTAAACATTGGCTATAATCCAAATGTTCAGACCCGCAGGCATAGATTTTATTTGGGTGATATAGCAGATTATGAGTTTGTTTCCAAATTATTTGATATAGAAAAGCCAGATATAGTAATAAACGGCGCGGCGTCATCTCATGTAGACAACAGCATACAAAATTCGCGGGAGTTCGTATTTTCAAACGTTGTTGGCGTTCATAGTATGCTTGAAGCCATTAGAAGCGTTCATTGTCCTGAAAGATTTATTCAGTTTTCGACCGATGAGGTTTATGAGCAAATTTTAAGCGGATCATCCCTCGAAAATGATAAAATGGCCCCTCGTAACCCGTATTCCGCAACAAAAGGTGCCGCGGATCTTCTGTGTCAATCATACATTAGCACTTATGACCTTCCAATAACAATAACCCGATGTTGTAATATTTTTGGTGGGCGACAGAATAAAGAAAAAATGATCCCCAGGTGTATTACCAACCTACTGCAAGATAAAAAGTGCGAGGTGTTTGGAAAAGGATTACAAGAAAGAGAGTGGATTTTTGTCAAAGATGTGTTTTTTGCCCTACAAACCATAATTCAGTCAGGGAAAAATAAAGAAATCTACAACATAGGGAGCGCGGTGGACATTAAGAACATTGATTTGGTGAAGAAAATAATAGAGGTGATGGGGAAAGATGAGCGAATGATTGAATTTATTCCCGATCGTCTTGGTCATGATTTTAGGTATTCATTAAATTGTGATAAAATTAAGAAACTTGGGTGGAATCCGAAGTATGAATTCGACGAAGCTCTGAAATATGTAGTAGGGTGGTACAAAAAAAATACATGGAGTTGGAAATGACAAACGAAGATTTTAATGATATAATGCGAGAAAATGAAAAACTCGAAAAAGAACTCAAACGAAAAATTTTAGTGGAGGGTGATATGGCGACATTATTAGTGGAGCAACAGGATCGAAGCGTTAATTTTGGTGTGGTGGGAATTGGACAGGCTGGAAGTAGAATAGCAGAGCAGTTTTACAACAGGGGTTATGATAGTATAATTTTGAATACCGCCCTCCAAGATCTCAGTTTAATACGCATACCAGAGAAACAAAAAATGTTTCTCGACTACGCTTTGGGCGGGGCTGCAAAGGATAGAGATACAGGTGCTGCGGCCGTCAGTGAGTATTCTGGGCCTATTTTGGAGATGCTACAAGATAATTTTACCGATAATGAGATACTTGTGTTGGCGACTTCTGGTGGTGGTGGAAGTGGATCAGGCGGCGCGGAGAATATGGTTAGAATTATGTCTCAAATGGGGAAACCGATTGTAATGATTTATATTCTCCCCTTGTCGTCGGAAGACACCCTGGCTAAACATAATAGTATTCAGACCCTATCCCAGTTATCAAAAATGGCCAAAGGTGACGAGATTAGTTCTTTGATCGTAGTAGATAATGCCAAAATAGAAATATTGCACCCCGGACTTCCTGTATCAAAATTCTGGGATGTAGCCAATGAGACGATTGTTGAGCCATTACATCTGTTTAATATGCTTTCTGCTACACCGTCAGAATATACATCACTCGACAGCATGGACTTTGTTGCAACGCTACTAGGCAACGACTGTGCTTTATATGGCATGATAGAGGTCAAAGATTATCTTGAAGAGGAGGCTATTGCCTCTGCTATTGTCCAAAATCTCGAAAATGGATTGCTGGCTGACGAATTCGACCTTAAACAAACCCGAACTGCTGGCGTTATTATCACTGGCGGTAAGGAGATTTTAGAGCAAATTCCTGCGGCCAACTTAGAGTTCGGGTTTTCGATGTTAAATAAGATTTGCTCAGATGGTACAAAGATTTTTAGGGGAATCTATAATATTCCGGGACAGGAAACCATTAGAGTGTATTCATTGTTTAGTGGATTAGGACTGCCGGAAGAAAGAGTCAAGGAGTTAAAGTTAGAAGCCGAAAGACATATGGACAGGCTTAAGCAAAAAGAGGACAATCGAGCATCTAATATGACCATAGATGTTGGCAAAACTCAAGTTGCATCAGCCAGTGACCAAATGTATAATAAAATCAAGAATAAGAACTCAGCAATGGGAAAGATTAAACGCAATTCTAAAAAGATAGTTGACCGGCGACGGAAATAAAATGCCCAAAATAGACATGACCATAAAAAAACCAGTTGAGATAGAGGTTGGTATAGTATATTCCAAAATAAATGGTATACTTCCCGCACATGTAATAAAAAAATTAGACCAATCTCTCGGTTATTATGTACAAAACTATCAATTTTCTAATGCTTTTAAACACGGATTCTGGGACGCAAAAGAAAAGAAATATAAGCGCTGGGACGGAAGAAATCATTTATTTAAGAACAAAAGATTTCTTTCTGGTTTATTGTGGCGTGTAAAAATAATTCTCAAAAATATCAATATTCCGTATATAGTAAAAGATACTCGTTGTGCGGTGCCTTTTGGTCCTGAAGTAGAGACAAAAAACATAGAACGCAGAGAGTATCAAGAAAGGGTGTTCAAAGCGGCGATAAATAGCAAATCGGGAATTATACAGGCGGCGACGGGAAGCGGAAAATCTATTATGATTGCCCAATTAATTGCCAAAATTAATGTAAAAACAATGGTGTATGTTACCGGCATTGATCTTCTTTATCAAATGCATCAAATGTTTCAGGAGATATTAGGCGCGAAAGTTGGCATTATTGGGGACGGTCGAGCGGAAATACACAGAATTAATGTTTGCACTGTGTGGACTGCTTCGAATGCGCTAGGAGGAAAATATACGCCATTTGATGATGAAGACAAAACCACTGATGAAAAGTTTGACGAAAGAAATAGAGACAAAATAAAAAGAATAATAATGGGAACAGAGTGTAGTTTTTATGATGAATGTCACATGCTTGCTACATCAACATTGCAGTTAATAAATCAAAAGAGCAAATCATCCCGATATAAATTTGGACTTTCGGGTACTGCCTGGCGAGACGATAATGCCGATTTATTACTTGAGGCGGTTTGTGGGAAAAAGATAATTGAAATAACACCCTCGGAGCTTATTGCGTCGGGATATTTGGTTGTGCCCAAGATACATTTTCTGAATGTCCCAGAGAAGAAAAATATGCCGAATGGTTATCAATCTATCTACAAAAAATATATTGTCCAGAATCTCAATAGAAATAATAAGATCGTTTCGTCTGCATTGAAGTTGATAAAAAAGAACCGAAAAGTGTTGATATTGGTAAAGACCATTAAACATGGACAAATTTTACTGTCGAAATTTCCGGAAAATCTTGTAGTATACTTTGTGAGAGGGGAGATAAAGTCAGAAGAGAGAAATCGAATTAGAAAAGAGTTTTTAGGTGGACGAATTGATATAATAATAGCCAGTATAGTCTACGACATGGGCGTAGACTTGCCTAACCTCGATGCGTTGATATTAGCAGGGTCGGGAAAGGCAACGGGACGAACATTACAACGGCTTGGCAGAGTGATAAGACCCTTTAAAGGCAAAAAAGACGCAATAGTTATTGATTTTATAGATAATGCCAAGTATTTAAAGGATCACTCTAGAAGACGACTAGAAACATACCGCAGGGAGGCTGGGTTCGAAATAACTCTTCCAAAAACATACAATGCCAAGAAAAAAGATCAAAAGAAAAGCAAACCAGTGTCGCTCGAAGAAGAAGAGTGGGGAAAAATGCAATGGTAGGTATGTTTTAGAATACCAAGAAAATACACCCATATTTGTGTGTGATGTATGTGGTGATACTGATTTAACTTGGAAGAAGTTTTACCAAGAATATCTTCTTTTGTATCGCAAACGAGAAAATTGGTCAAATAAAAAACATCAAATAAGTTGTGTGATAGGGTTTTTTTGTTTCTGCTACAAACAATTCTATGGCGTAGATTATATTTTCGTTCCACAAAATATAAATCCATACAGTTGCAAAGAGTGCCGTGATGCCATATTAATACTCAAAGCCTTTTCCAGCGCTGATATCGCCAGAAAATATATCTATTGGTTTTTTAATAAGTTTTTACATTCGTCGATCGAAATTTCATCTTTGGGATACTTGAATTCGCCAAGCATAGTGAGGAAATATAACTTATACAGGGCTAGGAATCAATCATTGCGACGTTCAAGTTCTTTGCCACCTCAACTTATAGAGTGGTGTAAGAATAATATACCGGAAATATTTAATATGTATTCGTTGGACACTATGAATGATTTGGGCGGGTTATTAAAGTATTATAACTCGAATAGTAATTTAGGAACACCCGAAAGAGTATTAATATCGAAAGCTAAAGAAATGAAATTGATAAGTGGAAACCGTCTGAACATAAAGGAGTAGTTTATTGAAAAAATTAATCGGCAAAAAAACAAGAGTGTATTTAAAAAGCAATGAAGATTGTTTGTCGGGAATATTTTTTGACAGTGATGAAGAGTCAATATATTTACAGGACGATGATTATTTGGTTATAGCCGTAATGAAAGAAAACATAAGCTTTTGCACGAGTGAAGGTTTTACTACTTCTAACAACCCAACGCCCAAAAAGAATGTTGGGTTAGAGGTGGTAAAGCAACAATCAAGTGTTCTTGTAGTGAAGATCGATGGAGAGCTTGTTTCAAAAATTTCTGTTGGGGCAGATATGAATTTGGCAACCTGTAGTTCGGAGATAGTGGATCTCGTATATACGGACAAAAAGGTACAGGAGGCACTTACTGGTCTCGTACAAAAAACTATCGAATATGATGTGGGCGAGTTGAATATAATAACTTCGTCGAATTGTGAAAAATCCGATGTTTCATTTTCGTTGCCCCATGGTATCGGCGAAGGGACATTAAATCCATCTGATTTAGTGATCAAACTCGGAGGTAAAAACAAATGATATTAATTTGTTGTAGGTGTAAAAAGAAAATTTCGGGTATTATAAAGGTGGACACGAAGACAAAGTCTAAAAAGAAATCTGTGCGCGAGGTGGATTATTACTGCGAGAAGTGTTTCAAACAAAAAAGAAAAGAAGGTACCATGAATGAGCACCGCAAACAAAAAGCAGGCTGTAAGAAAACAAATAAGTGACAGACATAAGTGTAATGGAGTTTGTGCCAAGTGTATAAAGGCCTATGGTTTAATAGATCAAATGGCTGAGGCAAATATTCCAGCAGAATATTGGCTATCTAAACCTGACAATTCTTCTGTTTTTGACAACCTCAATGCTTTTGTGCGGAACTATACGAATGATATGGCGGTTAATTATGCAGCGGGCAAGTCCATATGTTTTATTGGCAGTCATGGTGTGGGAAAAACTCATTCGGCTTGTTCAATATTAAAATTTGCTCTTAAAAATGACTTTATCGTGTATTATACATCTGCCACTGATATGATGAATGATGTAATAAAAAACAGCCTCCATAGAACCAAATTAAAAGGCGTTGATTTTTTGGTGATAGACGAATTGGATTCTAGGTTTTTTACTAGTCGGGCACAAAAAGAGTTGTTCGGCGGTGTGTATGAAAGTATTTTTAGGAATAGATGCCAAAACTTATTGCCTACGATTATGTGTAGCAACGAAACTAATAACTTGTTTAATGTTTTCGGCGAACAAACTGCTCAAAGCATTTCCTCATTATACAAGCAGTACGTAGAAACTAAATATGTGGCCGGAATTGATATCAGGAAGAGAATTGAAAAATGATTACATCGATAGACGAAAAAATACTTTCATTGGCATTTAAAGATAAAAAATATGCCATGGATCTTTTTAACTCCATCGATTGTGGATATTTGTCTCAGAAATATCAATGGTTATTTGTGGCGTTGATGCATTTTTTTAACGACCCGGAGTTAAAATCCCTCCCTACTAGAAATATGATTAAAGAGTATGTGGGCGAGTCCGATACTACTAATCGAGTGGAAATGTTCGATTTTTTGATGGAGAACTCTGCGGATCCAAAAGAATTCAAATGGTTGGTTAAAAAGATACAAGTTAGATATAACGACAAGATTCAAAAGGAAAATATTAAAAGAATTTCCGACATTCTAAAAAATCAATCGGGCAATGAAAAGCGCGTTAAAAAAATAAATCAGATCATAAAAAAGGCAGCCGTGGAAGTTGACTCGATAGGTTGCGAGAGGATGTATAAGGAAGGTACATTAAGAGATAGCGCCCTAGAAAGAATCAGCAAATACAAATACTTAAAAGAACATCCAGAGTTTGCTCGTGGAATTCTAACAGGTTTTTCTACTTTGGATAGAATTACTAACGGGTTGCATCCTGGAGAATTTGTTATTATTGCCGGAGATACAGGTACGGGAAAGTCTATATTAATGCATAATATTGCTGTTAATGCCTATATTGCGTCAAATAATATATCGGACTGTGCTGAAGAATGGAACAATGATGGGAAAAATATATTATACTTTTCCTTGGAGATGCCAAAAGAATCTATAGAAAGAAGAATAGACTCTTGTATATCCGAAGTCTATGCCAATCATATTAGAGACGGCCTGTTGTCAGAGGAAGATGAGTTAAAGTACTTTCAGTGTCTTAGGTTTCAGAAGGAATATTCTAAACATTTTCATATAGTGGACATGCCGAAGGGTGCAACAACCCGAGAGATCGAAATTAAATATATTGAAATTTCAGAAACTCTTTTTAAACCTGATTTGGTGGTTGTTGATTATCTGGGTATTATGAGCCCAAATGATTCCTCTGGATCTGACTGGATGGACTTGGGTGTTATATCCGCAGAGCTTCATGAGTTTGCTAGAATTTATGAAATATCTGTTATAACCGGCTCTCAGGTAAATAGAACAAAAGACGGGTCTGAATCATATAATACCAGACGAATAGCAAGAAGTGCCATGATTCCCAATAATGCAAATATAATCCTTCAAATAGGTTGTCGTGAAGATGAAGATTTACGCACTGATATTCCCATGTATATTATAAAAATGAGAGATGGGGAAAAGGGAATGTTTACACTGAGTAAAGATTTCGGCAGAATGAAGGTGATAGATATAATTGATGATTCGTTTGTGGATGAGGATGAAATTATATAAAAAGGTTTAATAATATGCCACTTTATAACTTTAGGTGTGAAAAGTGTAATATACTATTTGAAAGGTTTTTGCACGATTCTACTCAAACAGTTGAATGTGAAAAGTGTAAAGAAAAATGCAACAAGGTTTTTGGTAAAATACACAGCAGAAAACGATTAGACGCAAAAGAGATTCTCTCTGAGCTTATTGAGCCTGATGCAAAAAGAATAAGTAAAAATATCAGTGAGGGAAGCGATAAAGATTTTTTGGATATTTGTGGCGAGTCATGAATTTATACGCAGGAGAGGTAAAATGGAAGTATGGAAAAGAGAACATAAACATTTAGATGGTACAGTTTCTAAGGCGATTGATATAAAACAATTAATATCAAGACTTGCGATCATATCATCTCAAAATGATTTAGAGATTATTAGGTTGGCAATTCAATCTATAATAGACGAACTGCAAGAGGGGCAATATGTATAAAATTGGAGTAATTGGACATTCCATAGAGTATATTTCCGACTGTGATCGTTTCAAAAGAGAAATCAACAGTGTTGTCGACTTAATAAAATTTCAATACGGCGAAAATTTAGTGCTAAATATTGGCGGAAATATAGGCGTTGGGCATTGGGTTGCAAAAACATGCATTGATTTTTCAATCAAATATCATCTATTTATGCCCGGACCAATTGAGGAAACAAGTAAACACTGGTATGAAAATCAACAAAAAGATATGATAAAGTATTTTAATCGAGCGTGGGCAAGTACGATATGCTCGCCTAAATACGACAGCGTTAACTGTTATAAATTATTAGCAGATAGTTCTAATTTCATTATGGTATTTCGGGCAGATAAAAGAAGAGAAGAGGTTTATGATTGTATAAAACATTGCTTGGACACGAATAAAATGGTTATAAACGGATCAAGTTTAAAAATGATTACTCATACTGATTTGGAATAATATGACATCAAATTCAGAAATAATGGATGCGTTTAAACAGCTCAGATGTTGTGGGGATATGAAATACAAACGCGAAATTGTAAGAAAAACGACCACACTGGTTTATAGTAATTGTAAAATGTATAAAAGATATCCAAATTATGAAGATTTAGTACAAGAGGGCTTCGTTGGATTAATTAGGGCAGTCAATATGTTTAATCCGAACAAATTCCCTAACTTTTTTGTATATGCGGATAGATGGATATTGCATTATGTAAAAAGATCAGCCAGTAGGTTTGATATAGTATACAATCCACATCGCATAAGGGTTGTATACTCAGAGCCGGATGAAAATGATTTTATACCCGAAGATAATCCCGAACACCAACTTCTCATAAAAGAAGAAAAAGAAATTTTATATAAGGAAATAAACAAGCTATCACCAAAAGAATCCAGTATAATTAAAAAAACGTTTGGGGTCGGAGAAAAACCAAAAACTTTACGAGCAGTTGCTTTGCAGTTTAATATTAGTCCCGAAAGAGTACGGCAAATTAGAAACGATATTGTGGCAAAACTGAAAAAAACTTTGTCATCCCACGGAGATCTATAAATGACATTAAACGATTCATATTTTTTAAATCCAGCCCATCGAGAGTTGGCGTCCGCAAGATACTTTTTGAAAAACGATGAAGGTGTGACTATAGAGCAGGACATAGATGAGGTTTTTACTCGTGTCGTCAACCTATTGTATCAAAACGATTTAGAACATAAAGATTCTGCTTTAAAACTGAGGCAAGAAAAGAAAATTATAGACGCTGGAAGAATTTTGGCTCAAGCGGGCACCAAAACCAAAAATTTATATAATTGTTATGTTATTGGATTCGAGGATGATACCAGAGAGGCTATCTCCGAGTTAAAAAGAAAACATTTTTCGATACAAGCTTCTGGTGGTGGTACGGGAATTAATTTTTCAACACTCAGACCAAATGGCTCTATATGTAAAACCACACAATCTAGATCTTCTGGTTCTACCGGTTTTATAACTGATTTTTCATACCAAAGTTCCAATGTAAGTCAAAATGGCAATAGATCCGGCGCAAATATGGGTATACTTGAAGATTGGCATCCCGATTTGTTGGAGTTTATAACCAAAAAATCTAATAGCAATTGGGAAAATATTCGTAAGTTTACCACTGTGTATAATGAGGACGAATTTGCTTATTTTCAATGGTCTAACCCACATCAGTGGCAAATGTTCAATGTGTCAGTGGCTTTATCAGACAAGTTCATGAAAAGGGTTGTTTCCGATTCAAATAAGCCATGGAAACTGGAGTGGAAGGGGGTGGAGTGGTTTCTTTGGGATTTCAAAAATTTGATCGGACCTAAAACAAAAACTAACTTTGTTAAACATTTTACTGTTGTAGCGCCAAATGAAGAAATGGCTAGGTACAAAGTTTCATCAATGGTTCCATTTTTTAACAGCACAAATGTTGAACTCGTAAAGGGCCCATATCATTTAACCGCCAAAGAGTGGTTTAGGATGATCTGCAAAAATGCGTATGAAGATGGTTGTCCGGGAATAATATTTTGGGATACTGCCAAAAAGTATCATAACGGCGAATATTTTAATCCAATAGAGGGCTGCAATCCATGTGGCGAAGAGATTCTTCCGAGAAACTCAGTTTGTGATTTGGCTTCTTTAGTACTGCCATCGTTTTTTAGAGACGGTGAATTTCAATGGGATGAGTTCCGCGATGCAATTTTTGAAGCAATTCGTAGTCTTGATAACGTAATAGATTTGAGTGAAGTTGGAGAGAAAGATATAGACGATAACGCAAAAAGAGAAAGAAGAGTTGGTCTCGGAACAACAGGCGTGGCAGAATTGCTTATCGAGGCCAAGCTTAAATATTCTGAAGCGCCAGGAAGAAAGTTTGTGTCCGAAATATTAGAGTTTATGAGAGATAAGGCTTATGAGGCAAGCATTGATTTAGCCAAGGAACGGGGTTCGTTTCCGGCTTATGAGTATAAAGGTTTTTCGCAATCAGAGTTTTTCAAAACACTACCGGAGCATATTCAAAATCTCATTAGGCGCCATGGTATTCGAAATGTCACAGTATTAGCTCAAGCTCCCGCAGGCACAGTGGGGACTATGGTGGGTTATTCGCAGGGGTGCGAGCCATATTTTGCCATGTGTTTTGTTAGAAACAGCAGGGTGGGTACTTTTAAAGATGGCTCTCCCAATTTTATAAATTGGCTTAAGCAAAACAAAATAGATTACTCCGTGTACAATTATAGTCTGAGCTGTCTCAAGAAAGTTTTTGATGTGCCAGAGTACTTTGAAGAAGCGCATAATATTTCGTGGGAAGATCACCTGAAAATGCAAGCGGTGTTTTCAAAATATATAGATGCTTCGACTTCGAAAACAATTAACATGCCAAATAGTTCGACAGTGGATGACGTAGAAAATGCTTATTTGTTGGCTTATAAAATGGGCATTAAAAGCACAACTGTTTATAGGGATGGTTCTAAACAACAAATATTAGAGCATGTATCTGCTGAGTCGAACAATAGCATCGCAGTACAAAACATCGTAACCGCACATGCCCCTGACCGCCCGGATGAATTGGTTTGTGATATCCATCACACCTCTGTGCGGGGGGAAAAGTGGACGGTATTGGTTGGTATTTTACATGATATGCCTTACGAAATCTTTTGTGCCCCACAAGATTCTTTTGAGCTTTCTGATAAATATAAAAAGGGGAAATTGATTAAGGGCGACCAAACATCTTATTTTTTAGATACTGGTGATTTTAAAATCAAGAACATCTCATCTTGTTTGAGGAGCGATGAACACCGTATGTTAACTAGACTTTTAAGCTCCTGTCTTAGGTTCGGTATTCCAATTGACGCTGTGACAGATCAGCTCTCTAAAGTTGATGGTACTGTTGTTGATTTTAGCAAAGCACTGCTAAGGGTTCTTAGAAAATACGAAAAGTCATCAACAGTTGTAAAAAATAAACCGGTTTGCCCCAGCTGTGGTAGTTCCAATTTGCGATTAAGCGGCGGCTGTCCTGAGTGTACAGATTGTGGAATGAGTAAGTGTGGCTGAACATGACTGCTATCTTTTTGTGCAACTTATCTGATGCCAATGAAATGATAAAAGAATCTCGTCAAGAATGGATAGAGCAAATAGTAATATATTTGGGTGCAGAAGGGGCATTGGACGAGAATATTTGCGATTATAGGTCCAAAATGGAAGACCTGGGGGTGGACGTAGTGCTATATTCTAATGGCGAAATCGATGTGTTTAAAAAGGCTTGGTACGATGATAATTTTAATCAGGGTTGGCTTCCGGCAGAAAAGGAGAATTTAATCGGGCAGTGGAAGATGCCAAATCGGATAAAAAAAATAGACGAAAGCGGGGTTTATTATGAGATACACTTAAATGAATGGAGCATATGCCCGGCGGAATAAAAATGAGTTCAAAAAAATCAAAAATTGGCATCATTTATGTAGCGGCCAATATCAAAAGTAATAAATTTTACGTTGGGCAAACTATAAAGGAATTGGACGAAAGGGTCTATCAGCATCACGAAAGTGCTAAATATAATGATCATAAATTCGCTCGGGCTCTCAAAAAATATGATAAAAGCGATTGGATTTGGGGTATAGTGGGCGATGATATTCCAATTAGATTTTTGAATGAAATGGAAACCTTTTTTGTTTCTTTATTTGACACCTATAAAGGCGGTTACAATTCTACACCAGGGGGCAGAAATACCCCTATGGTGCCAGAAACTAAGAAAAAGATATCTGAGGCTCTTAAAGGAAGGAGCCGGCCATATATGATAGAGTTTAATAAAGGAAAAAAAGGAGTGCCTCTATCGGAATCTCATAAATTAAAAATATCCAAAGGATTAATGGGCAATAGGCACTCAGAGGAAACTAAAATTAAAATGTCCAAAGCACAAACTGGCAAAGTTAAATCGCAAACTCACAGAGATAACCTTAGCAAGTCACATATGGGAAAGAAAATGCCAGAAAAAATGCGCCAAAGAATGGTTGGAAATGAGCGTCGAGCCAAAGAATATAAAATAATAAAGCCAAATGGAACCTCGAAAATAATTAAAAATTTGGCGAAATATTGTAGAGAAAATAATTTATGTCGACAACACATGATAGCAGTGGCTTTCGGAAGACGTAAGCATCATAAGGGGTATAGATGCGAATCTGTGAAGACATAAATTGAAATATTTAAAAAGGAGCCCCAAACACATGACAAAAACTTATTTATTGGACACGAATATCTTAATGTACGAGCCTCGATCGCTGTTTGCGTTTGAAGATAACGAGGTCGTAATACCTTTAGTGGTTCTTGATGAGCTTGATAAAAAGAAAGATGGTAGTGATCAAGCAGCACGTCATGCCAGGATGGCTATCCGAATGTTGGACGAAATGAGATATTTGGGCAGCATACATGAGGGTATACCGACCGAGTCCGGAGGAAAAATAAGAGTTGAGTTAGATTGTAAAAACCATATTCCATCCGATCTGGATCTTGATAGGGTAGATAATCGCATAATAAGTGTGGCGATTGGGTTGGCACAGAAAGGGCAAGATGTAAAAATTATAACAAAAGATTTAAATTTAAGAGTTAAATGTGATGCTCTTTGTGTGAAAGCCGAAGATTACACTTCTGATTTTGTAGTAGATAGCCTTGATGAAATTTACAAGGGGCACAGAGAGTTATTAGTCTCGGGGGAAATGATAGACGAAATTCATCAAAATGGTTCAACCAAAATAGATGTAAAGGGGTTGTTTGCGAATGAATACATACAGTTAATTTCTACTACCGACCCACAGCATGGTGCGTTAGCCAAATTCAATGACGGATGCTTGGAGAAAATAAAAACACACGATAATATTTGGGGGCTGTCTCCGAAAAACAGAGAACAAAGGTATTTGCTGGATGCTTTATTCGACCCAAAGATAAAGCTCGTGACAATATCCGGACGTGCGGGTACCGGCAAAACTTTATTGTCGCTATTAGCAGGAGTTGCGCAGATATTGGACTTGGATGTGTATAAAAGAATTGTAATAACTCGACCAATCCAGCCGGTTGGAAAAGAGCTAGGCTTTTTGCCAGGGTCGCTAGAGGAAAAGCTATTGCCGTGGATGACGCCAATTAATGACAACTTAGACTTGATATTCTCCGAAAAAGGAAGAAATTTTGTAGAGAGTTTAAAAAGCGCCGGGCAAATTGAAGTAGAACCTCTTACTTATATACGCGGCCGTTCACTTAATACTTCATTTATGATAGTTGATGAGGCTCAAAACCTATCACGGCATGAAATAAAGACAATTGTTACTAGGGTTGGATTTAATACCAAGATTTTATTGACGGGGGATGTTGAACAGATAGATACCCCATATTTGGATTATTCTGATAATGGACTGTCATACACCATAGAGAAATTTAAGAATGATAGTATAGCAGCACATATTACGCTTATAAAGGGCGAAAGATCGGCTTTGGCAACTCTGGCGGCAGAAAGATTGTAGAAAAATATCAAAACGGTGTAATATAAAATCATGGCAGCTAACGACAAATATGAACAAGATATAGCAGCACAGGGTTATGTTACAATTGCCGGCCTAGACGAGACGGGCTGCGGCTCACTCTGTGGAGAGGTCTTCTGTTGTGCGTTGGTATTTCCTCAAAATATAGATTATCGTAATTTAATGCCGGGACTGAACGATTCCAAACAAAAGACCGCAGAAGAAAGAGAAGTTTTATACGAGCAAATTATCGAAAACACTACAGATTATGCTATTGGCATCGGATCAGTAGACGAAATTGATGAAATAAACATATACTGGTCAAAATTTAAGGCTTTTCGTAGAGCGTTAGAGAAGCTAACTGTTGTACCTGATTTCATTTTAATAGATGGCAACAAAGAGGTCCCAGAAATCGACATTCCCCAACTTGCAATAGTTAAGGGCGACGGGAAAAGCATAAGTATTGCTGCTGCTTCCATTATAGCCAAAGTCGAGCGGGATCGTTACATAATAGAATTGGCAAAAAAGGTTCACCCAGATTATGGTTGGGCTAGCAATAAGGGATATTATACCACAAAACATGTAGATGCATTGAAGCGTTTAGGCAAAACAAAATATCATAGAGACAAGTACGTAAGAAAATTCATATAGGGAGTTTTAAATGAAAAAAGTTACTTTCTCCGAGGTAAGGCCGTTACCTTTCGACGAATATATTAAATCATTATCCTTTAGCGATTTGTATGCTATGTATTTGTATGTAAGCGAATCACACAATAAGCATTTTGGTGTAGAGATGGAAGAGAAAAAAAGAGTTGATGCCAAATATGAAATAATAAAAGCCGAATTAAATAGAAGGATATATTGCGAATGTCCATAATTTCATTTGGTTATGAAGCGCGGGTCGGAAAAGATTCTGCGTCTGATTACTTGGTGCGTGAATACGGGTTCACTAAAATATCGTTCGCTGGTCCATTAAAGCAAGCGGCTAAGATAATATATGGTCTTACCGAAGAACAAGTAAATGGCAACCTTAAAGATGTAGAAGATTCTTTTTGGAAAGAGACCCCGCGATCTATATTGCAGAAAATGGGAACGGACGGGCTTCGCAAAGGACACAGAGACGATGTGTGGATTAAGGCCATGGAGAGAAAAATAGCAAAAAGTACGAAAAGTTGGGTTGTATCGGATGTGAGGTTTCCAAATGAGGCAAATTTAATAAAATCTCTTGGAGGGGCCGTAGTTAAAATAATAGGCTCTTTTGGCGGAAGAAAGAAAATAATCTCATCAAAACATGAGTCCGAAGTTGCGATGAAATCTTATGATGGTTGGGATTTTGTAATTGACAATGATTCATCTTTAGAAGACTTTTGTAATAAAATTAACACCTTGTATTTACGGCTAATCCTATGATTGCATTTTACAAAATGTACAACTCGTTTATCAAAACATTATTAAAAACTAGGAGTTATAAATTGTCTACTCTTATACCAGAAAAATTAATAGACCTGGAGCAAGTTTCATTTGATCCGTCTCCAAATAAATCAAAAAGAAAACGAGATATTGATTGTATTGTTTTACATCACACAGGCCCCGGAACTTTTAATGGAATAGTGTCGTGGCTTAAGAGTCCACAAGCACAGGCGTCAGCTCATTATGTGATCGGAACCAAAAAAGACGAAATTAAACAATTGGTAAAATTAAAAGAAAAAGCGTGGCATGTAGGTAGAAGCGAAACGATTATAAACGAAAAAACTGTTGGTAACTTAAATCACAACAGTATAGGTATTGAGATTTGTAACATTGGACTGATGCAAAAACACGAAAATGGAAAAATCTATTATGAAGTTGGACGTAACCTAAAAAGATACAAAGGGGAAACCAAATTTGGAAGAATTAGTTACCCAGACGGAAGTGAAGTCGAGGGATATTATGCTCCGTATACAAAAGAACAAATTACATGTATCATTGCATTATGCAAGGCACTGATTAAAAAATATCCAAAAATTAAAAAGGGTAATGTTTTTACACATTTCTGGGTTGGAAAGCCAATAGGAAGAAAGAATGATCCCTTTGGACTTGACGTAGATAATATAATAAAAGAAGTTTTTAAAACGAGTGTATAATACTTAATGAGTGATGTTGCTCAAAACAGAAAGGGCGAAAGATGAATAAGATACGATTATGGAACAAACAAGATGTTAAAACTTTGCGACAGTATTTTGGGAGATATTCAAGTGCTAGTGTGGCTAATATGTTGCAGAGAAGCATAAGGTCAATAGAGAGTAAGGCTTTAAGGCTCGGGTTACACAAAACCAAGAAATATTTGCGTTCGTTGGGTCGCGTCTAAAGGTGAACAAATTGAACACCGCGCCCAGAGCATATACTTTTGATGATTTTATCCTTGCACCGGTTTATTCAGCGGTTAAATCTCGCAAAGATCCATCGGTGCAAACTCAAATAAAAGATTTTAACTTTTCTGTTCCCATTGTATCTGCGCCAATGCATACCGTTACAGAAGAAAAAATGGCTGTCGCTATGGTGGATTTAGGCGGAGTTGCTGTGATTCATAGATACATGGGTATAGAGTCTCAGGTCCAAATGGCTAAAAATCTTACCAAACGTTCGAGTTTAAAAGGCATTTATTTTGCCGTGGGCCTTAATTCTTTATTGGAAAGATCACAAAGGTTGTATGACGTGGGCGCTCGCAATTTCTGTATAGATGTGGCTAATGGGCATAATGCAAATTGTATTAAAGCGGTTGAAATAATTAGAGAAATGTTTTCGGATGCTTTAATAATGTCTGGAAATGTGGCCACTTTTGATGGTGCACTTAAATTGGCCGAAGCAGGAACTAATTCTATTCGAGTGGGTATAGGAAGTGGATCGGTATGTACAACTCGAATGGTCACAGGACATGGTGTGCCCCAACTATCAGCCATCGAAGACTGTGTGCGAATTAAAACTTGTCAAAATTTGGGATATGGTGGTTGTACAGAGCCACAAGACGGATACACATATAGCACAACCAAAGCCTTTCCCAATGTAGCTATTATTGCTGATGGCGGTATTCGTTCTTCTTCTGATATTGTGAAATCTATTGCTATCGGTGCTGATGCGGTTATGATGGGTTCAATGCTAGCAGGCACAGAGGAAGCACCGGGCGAATTTTTAGAGGAAAACGGCCAATTATACAAATATTATCACGGTATGGCATCAGACGCGGCGAGAGAAAAGTGGTTCAATAAAACTCAAATGGGTTTGCCTAGTGAGGGCATATCTATAAAAATCCCCTACACCGGCCGATCCGCAAAAAAGATTATAGAAAGTATGTGTAAATCGTTACAAATAGGGCTCAGTTATTCTGGGGCAACTAATTTAACGGAATTAAGATACAACGCAAAATGGGTCAAAATAACTTCATCGGGGTACACAGAGGGAACTCCGCACGGCAAAAAATAGGTGTTTTTATGGTTTTTATTGGATTCAGGGTCGAGATTATTAGCAGATCTCTAAAAAAGCAAGACCTTAGAGTAATAGCTAGAAAGTACAATAAAACATCACAAGACACCAAGATATCAAACATTCGAACAAATAACCAGATAATAGCGGATTATTTTAATGGTATGTTGGTTGTTGGGACGCAAGAAAATAAAAAGTATGACGATATTTTGAATTTTGCCTTAATGATTCCTATAAAAAAGAAAACCGAGGCCAAAAGAATCGTTCAAATAATAAATGTGCTGGGTAATGATAGGATAATTAAAGAAAAAATATCTGTTTTTACTGAGAAACAGTCAATGCTTAATGATTTACCAGAACTCGATGGTTTGATAGATGGCTTATTGAAACTCGACGACCATTTACCAAATATTACTCGACTTGGATATTATTATGCGCCCGAGGTAATGTTCTAAAATGACATGGTTGGTGTATATGTTAAGGTTATCCAATGGTGCTTATTATACTGGGATAACCAATTGTTTGAAAAAGAGATTAAAAACGCACGCAACAGGACATGGTAGCAAGTGTGTTAGATCTCACCTTCCGTTTGTTTTAGTATACAAAGAGGGTGCCACAAATCGTAGTACGGCGTCTATTAAAGAGGCGAAAATTAAGAAGTTCAGTAAGGCTAAAAAAGAAAAATTGATAAAGGAGTACGAAATAATGTCATTTCCAATAGACCCATTGTTTAATCGTGTGTTTATAAAAAAGGATGAAGCAAAACAAACAGCATCCGGATTACACCTGCCAGAAACAGTAAAGGGAAGAGCCCAAACCGGCCTGGTTGTTGCAGTCGGGCCCGGACAAAGAAACCATCTGGGTAAATATATCACTCCATGTGTTAAAGTCGGGGATAGAGTGTACATAGCGGAGTTTAAAGGACAAATTGTTAGATACAAAAACCAGGAGGTGTTTATATTTAATGAAGATGAAATAATTGGAATTTTAAATGAGGAGGAAGAGTGAACTTTTTTGAAATGATAGATGATCTGATAAATAAAGGGTCGAATAGGTGGGAGGAAGTAGAGAAACATTATTCCACCTTAAAGCGCGGAATCGAAGACAACACTCAAATCTCCGAAAAAGATTTGGCGATTCTTTTGGTTTTGCTTGTCGATCACTTAAGGCCCATGAATCCGTCTAAAGAAGCAGTAGAAAAGGCCGGAGAAGATATTAAAAAGATGTTAGGAGAAAAATAAACTGCGGGAGTTACTCAATGAAAACAATTACTTTATCCGAGGCAATAGGGAAAGAGTTTAAAAGTGTTGAGATAGACTCTGAAGAACTTAAAAAAATAATAGAAGAGTTTTTAAAAGATACCCATCCCGATCGTGAAATAACAAGATTTACTATAGAAGATGAGGGCATTTCTGTTATTTTGGACACAGGGGAGCGGGTTGAGATAAAAATTGACTGGAACGAGCTAATAGTAAAATGACGGGAGATTGAATGAAATCAAGTAATGTTTATAATTTCGATATGTCTGCAGAGTTTTCAGATGTTCGATATTCTTGTTGGTTCGTGAAATTAGACAGTGTTAACCCCTTAACGGCACAATGGACTGTCGGGGTTTCACATGATTGTCATAAGAGAAAATATTCATTTTTGTTGTCGGATTTGGGGGACGTAAAAGATAAGATGTTTTGGGATAGTTCTACGTCGTTAGATTTTGCTGTAAATTTGCTAGATGAGTTTAGATCAAATGGAGAAGATGGTGTTAGAGCGGCAATTAAAAACAAAAAACTATGGAAGTCGAAAAAATGAAAACAGTAATTATAGGATTACAATATGGAGACGAAGCAAAGGGACGTGTAAGTGCATATTTCATAAAAGATTACGAGTGGTCAATACGGTTTTGCGGTGGTCCAAATGCCGGTCATACCGTTTATGATTTAGATGGGCAGGTGCACAAACTTCATCATATTCCGGCGGGAGCAGTGTTTGGAAAGAAAATAGCGCTGGATGCCGGTATGGTTATAGACTACTCCAAACTCAAAAGGGAACTCTCTTCGTTAAACATGTCGGTTAGTGATATATACATCAATGAATCTGTGCATATGATTTCGGCAAAACACAAGGAGTTAGATTCAAGTGGAAGCGGGCTGGGAACAACTAAATCTGGTATTGCTTATGTATATGCTGACAGGGCGTTAAAAAAGGGTATTAGGGCGAAACAATTCTTCACAGGGACCGAAAAACCCAAGTTATACAGAGGATTGCCACCCATTTCATACAGTGAGTCTGCTTTGTTTGAGGGAGCCCAAGGAATTATGCTAGATGTGGATCATGGGCATTATCCTTATGTTACATCATCCTCTATTATGCCCTCTATGGCTCACCGCATTTATCACACAATAGGCGTTATGAAAGGGTATACCACTCGCGTTGGTGATGGGCCTCCTCATTATGATCCAATTCCGGACTTGACAGTTTTGGGCAATGAATACGGAACTACTACCGGAAGACCAAGGAGGTGTTACTGGAATGATATGGATCAGCTCCGTTATGCGTTTTCAATTGTAAATCCAGACGAAGTAGTGGTAACCAAACTGGATATTCTGAAAGACTTCCCAAATATATGTGTTTATGATGGAGGGAGCCTAAAAACAATCGGCAATCTCGATCTCTATAAGGAATTCTTAATGAGTAAGTTTCCGCAAATTAAATGGTTCTCCGAGGCTCCAAGTGGTGATTTAATAGAGGCGTGACAATATTACGGAAGAGCGGGAAGATAAAAAGAGTAGAAGTTAACAAATAATATTGCAAGGGAAACAATGATCAAATACAGAGTAGAAGTTGATGGCCAAAAAACTGTTCGCTGGTAAGTGGGACACAAATGAATACCACAGAGAAAATGGGCCAGCAGTTGAATGGCCTGATAAAAGTAGCTCCTGGTGGCTTAATAATAAGCTACACAGAGAAGATGGGCCTGCGATTGAATATGTCAATGGAAGAAAATCTTGGTATTTAAACGGGGTATGCTTAACAGAAGAACAATGGAAGGCCAAGGTAAATAAAGACGACCACGAAGGAAAAACAATAGAAGTCGACGGTATGTATGAGTTGAGGAGGAAATAGTCGATATGGACAGGGCACAAGAGAACTATGGCATAAGGTAAAACCATGAAAAATCTGATTAAATCAATGGAAGGGCTCATACAGACCTCAAAAGACATGTTTCTTAGGTCCAGTCCCCGCCCTCAAAATTGGAAGATATGTGTGCTGTTGGGAGAGGAAGGATGGAAAAGTAAAGTGGAATACATAAATGAATCAACTGATATACTGATTCATTGGAACAAGGGAGAGAAAACTCAAACTATACGACTAACTATGGAAGATCAATATATGTGGGTTAAATCTACAGGAGGTAAATAATGGCAAATACTAACATCTGGGATCCGAATTATGTAACGGGAACTGCTGGGTGCATAGGAAGTGTTACTGCGGGTAACGGTTCTTTTTACACGGGAGCCTCTACTACGGGTAATGTCTATTTCCCAAATGCGGGAGCAGGAACTCTCGATCAAGGAATTGTGCCAAATGCGGGAACTTGGGTTTTCGGCACTGGCACTACTAACACCCAAGATAAAGGCTACTATGTTTTAAGAGTCCCTGTTAATAAAATACCATACAAGGTGTATGCTGATGGGCGATTGCTTGCTCTTGGAATGTTTGGATCTGCGGCACAGGTTTCTTTTGCCAAGAACAATAAGCTTATATTTTCCACCAGTGCGCTCAATGGTTGCACATACATTGCCATCGAGTACAAGTCTTGTATCTATCATTACCAAGTTGCTGGTGATTGGCAAGGTTATCAGTGTGAGGAAAATTCAAGGATACTAAAATCCACACTATTAAGCAAAATCCAACAATAACATGAAGAAACCAGAACCGCTTTTAATTCAACCAGGGCCTTGGACTACTTTAAAATCTAAAGTCAAGGTTAGAGCATATTTAAAGCCCATTGTTTCAATCTCTTTTAGTCTGGGGAAGTACTGGGGTGTGTATCGGAGTATAGAGGGATGGGAGGAGCCGGGAACTTACCCTGTCGTTTTTAACCTAACCGCCAATAATTTATCAAAGCTGGTTTTAAAACATGATTTAAATCAAGTTATTGCGGCTTGTGAGAAATCCCTAAGTGCTGTTAAAGATGGGAAAGGAAGAAGCAGATATGGACGTATTGTTATTTTAGAGGTCCTCGCAAATCGTTCAAAAAATCAAAACAAACAGTTTATATCATGTGTGGCAAAAACAACAAAGAAAAGGATTAGGGGGTTTTTAATAATTCGCAAGGGAGTATTAGCAATTATATAAAAGGACAAAAAGTATGTGGGTGAAAGATTTTTTAAGGTATTATTTATGCTTTTAAGTGCCTAAAAACATTAACCTAATTATTTGTCAATTCTGGATATATTTTTGTTTGGAGGTGGGTGAAAGAGAGTGAGAGTCTGTGTTAAGATAGTGGGGTGGGAGAGGTATTGTTTTTGAGAGTGTGGCGTTAAAAAGGTCTATGGCCGTTTCTGGTCCTAAAAAAAATCTATTAAAATCTTTGAGAAGTTCTGTTTTCGGGGGCGCAAGATCCGTGCCAACTCGAAACAGCTGACGTTTTTTGTCACGTCGCATTAGATGCGTTGTAGTGCGCACAAAGTTTTGCATAGTTGCAACTTTTTGCGTAGAACCGTTTCGTTTTAGTGAGAACCGGTAAAATTGTATGACAAAGGCATGGGAATGGGTAGGCGCCGCGCTCGTGTCATAGTTGAGTTGCCTGTTTTTATTGAGCTTTCTCAAATGGCACGACTCTGGTGTCGTGCGTTTTCATTGCGTTTTTTCGTTTTCGTGCCTTTTGTGTCGCGATTGATGCGTTGCGTCGAAAACCGAAACGTAATGATTTCGAGCATTTACGCAGTTGGCACGGTTCGAGCAGTATATGTTTTTATGCAAGCGGCGATTGCAACCATTCGGGAAACTGAGTGAGCGATTGTCGTAAGTATGAGGCCGAACAATCTGGAAGGGTAGGCATGGGGTCGAATCTTTCCCGAGTATCGCACGGTTAGAGCCAAGGTCGGCTAAGCCAGCGATATTGTAGGGTTTTCGACACGGCACAAAGCCGGACGGGTTAAGGGTAAAACCGAGGCCTGTTTAACCACCGAGTGTCCAGATTAAGTAGTTCTCCGGCATGGGGTTTCCGGAAGCACCCTGACCTTGTAAGCGAGGTCTCCAAACTGCTTAGGTGGTGACTTCACACTCGTAGTAAAGCCAACGATAACGGCTTTCGCTTGTGGAGTCTAGCGTTATTTGATTCCCGGTAAAGTTAGCAATCGTAGCAGCATGGGGCTGGGCTAACACTTTTGACTTTTGGATTCGAGCCGACTTAATCTATCTCGCCCGGGAAACATCGGGTTGCAAGATAGGGCGCTTGGGTTGGCTAGTCTTAGGTTTTACATGCGCTTTTCTCTTGCAGGCTGGGTTAATGCCAGTCGCGAGTCAATTCCTTTGTGGCTTGTGGGCTTTAGGGCCGACACCACAAGAAAGCAAGGGAAAACGCGCAAGTAGTAATCATTGCCTGCAAGGTGGCCAAGCGAAACCGCGCAATATAACGCGCAGGTAGGTGGCGGGTTTATAGGTTCCCGTGCCAAAAAACCTATACTCTAACTTGTGTATGGGCCTTGACGTGGCGTTAGAGCTTGGGGTACACTCCCACTAACACATACACACACACACATGCACACTGTCTGACTTTAGGAGAAAGACATGACCACCTTTGCTCTTGTTTTCATCGGCTTGTGCTGGGTTTATGCCATTGGGGCAGCACTCTACAAGCACAAGAAAGCCAACGGGGAAAGACACATTTACATTCACCACATCAGGGGGTAGATAATGGACACAACATTCATTCGGAAGGCTTTCTATCTCCCTCCTCCCGCAAAAGACGCCAATTCAGAGACATGGGAGGAGTGGATAAAGGCAGAGGGGTTGACTCGCACCCAGAAGGCGGGATTTTGTGAGAACCCGCACCTAAACCAGATAGGCATCGTGAAACTGGGGGGAGTTCACAGACAGTCCGTTGCTCTCTGGTCTGGCTCCACGGAAAGCGGCTCCCTTGTGCGGGAAGTGGCAGTACAGGCATCACAAGAGACGGACTTGGAGAACGTGTGTAGGATGGCGGATTACACACACAAGCGGGGGAATGTGCGACGGGGAAGGAATAAGAACAAGCGGGCCAAAAGGAAGGCCCGTAGAAAAGCACAGTTTGTTGGGTAGAAGATTCAACACAATACACACGGGAAGGACAAGAATGCGTTGTATTTAAGGTTTGGTTGTTCCCCTGCCCCAAAAACAACCCTATTCTCTTTGGTTTGTCGTGCGGGAGAACGAATTAAGCGACTAGACGGCAAGGCACCTGGGGAGTTGTGTCTTTGCCATTGAAACTATCCGAAACTCCCCTACTTTAATGTGGCCTGCTAGTTTGGCAGACGGTTCCAAGCCCGTGTAAACACAGAGGAAAGCACACACACA